TGCGACAAACTTCTTATCTCAAAAGTTCGTAGGTAAAACTTGGTCTGACGGAAAGATGATTGAAGTCACATGTTTAGATGGTGCTGACTCATTGAAAATTTCGAAAAAGCAAAAAGAAGGAAATGGTACTGAGGTATCTTTCATTCCAGACTTTGACTTATTTGAAGTTGACTCATTAAATGAGCTTGACACAGTATCACTAATTGAAGATAGATTAATGTCTCTTCAAATGGCTTTTCCTGAGATTAGTTTTTCTTTTAATAAAAGGCGCGTACGAGTAACTGACTTGAAAAAATACGCTGCATTATTTAATGAGAGTACTATTGTTGAAAAGTCAGATAACCTTTCGTTCTTCTTCGCTCCATCTGAAGACGGGTTTAGGTCTAACTCATTCGTCAATGGTGTGAATACAAGACAAGGTGGTAACTATGTCGATTATATAATCAATGGAGTAGTCGACGAACTCGTTACTAAGATTAAGCGTAAACATAAGATTGAAGTTGTAAAAGCTACGATTAAGAATGGTTTAACATTCGTAATGTTTGCTCGTAATTTCGTCAATCCAAAGTTTGATAGTCAAACTAAGGAAAGATTAACGAACCCTATGAGCAATGTTAAGGAACATTTAGAAGGTGCTGAAGTAAAGGACTTTGTTTTCTTTGCTAATAAGATAATGAACACACCTGAAATTATTGAACCTATTATTGAAGCTCAACTTGCGAAGAAATTAGCGGCTGACAAACGTGCTGCGACATTAGCTCAAAAGAAATTACGTAAAGTTAAAGTTGCGAAACATATTGCAGCTAATAAAGATGACGCTACACTTAAGATTGTAGAGGGTGATAGTGCTATGGGATTCTTATTGAAGGTACGTAATCCAGATACGATTGGAGCATTTCCATTACGTGGTGTGATTATGAATACTTGGGATATGAAACCCGCTGATGTATTAAAGAATAAAGAACTCAGTGAGTTGGTTGCTGTATTGGGATTAGATATTAATGACCCAGATAGCGTTACAAATATGACGTATAAACATATTGCAACACTGACTGATGCTGACCACGATGGTATTGGACATATTAGTCCTTTATTAATCGCGTTCTTCTATAAGTTCTGGCCTCGTTTATTAAATGAACGAAGAGTCAAGATTACAAGAACACCAATTATGATTTCAACTAAGGGTGCTGATTTAAAATGGTTCTATACTTACGAAGAAGCATCTACCTTTAAAGCTGACAATGGTGATTGGAAACACAGATACATAAAAGGTCTTGGTTCATTAACTGAAGATGAGTATGATAAAATTATTAATGAGCCAGTTTATGATGTGGTTACTGTCGACGATGCTGGTATGTTCCAAATGATGTTTGGAAAAGACTCACAACTTCGTAAGGAGTTTATGTTTGGATAATATATGTTTCGACTGTGGGCTTTGTTGTAATGGTACAATATTCGATAAAGTTCGAGTTGAAGGTGGAGATGATTTAATACTACCTTGTATAAATCTTACCAATGAAAATAAATGTTCCATATATGAAAACAGACCAAAAAGGTGTAAAGCCTTTGAGTGTAAAATATTATGGGCTTACAAACAAGATAAAATAACAAGAGCAAATGCTCTACAATTAATTGATGATACTAAAAATGGTATCGTAACTAGAGACGAATTTTTAACAGGGAAAGGAACCGAAAAATATTATGAGTGATTTAACGATGTTTACAGAAGAAGTTACGAGTTATCCAGAAGATAACTATCCTATTTCATCGGTAGCAGCAAATGAGTGGAAGTCTTTTGCGATGTATACCGTTGAGTCACGTGCTATTCCAAATATGATTGATGGATTAAAACCAGTACAAAGGTTCTATCTCTACTCATCTATTATTAATTCTAAACGAGACTTTAAGAAAGTTTCTGCGGTGAGTGGTATTATTAGTGACTATGGATATAATCATGGTGAGGGTTCTGCGGCAGGCTCAGGACAACTTATGGCTGCAACCTGGAATAACAACATTTGTTTAATTGAAGGTCGAGGTTCATTTGGAACACGATTAGTTCAAGAAGCTGGTGCACCTCGTTACGTTTATACGAGGTTACATGACAACTTCAATAAGTATATTAAGGATGTTGATTTAAGTCCAGTACATGATGACCCAGAACACGAACCACCTGCATTCTATTTACCAGTCATTCCTTTAGTATTAGTGAATGGCACTAAAGGTATTGCAACTGGTTTCGCAACAAACATTTTACCTCACTGTCCTGAAAGTATCAAAGCTGCATGTTTAGAATACTTAAAGACAGGTAATATCGAAAATTATATCGATGTTAAGTTCCCAGAGTTTAGTGGAACTGTTCAACAGAACAAAGAAGAACCAAACAAATATTCAGTGTACGGCACCTACTCAAAGCGTGGTAAAACACAACTCTCCATCACCGAGGTGCCGTACGGTTTTGACCGTGAGAGTTATGTAAAAGTATTAGATGGTTTAGAAGATGATGGTGATATCGTATCTTATGAAGACCTATGTGATAAAGAAGGTTTTAGATTCGAAGTTAAACTCAAGCAAAACACATCTGCTAATTGGAATAAGAATAAAATTATTTCAAAGTTTAAATTGTCTAAACCATTCGCACAAAACTTAACCGTTATTGACTTCGATGGAAAATTACGAGAGTATGACGATGCTCGTGGAATCGTAAAAGACTTTGTCGATTATAAAATGAAAGTATTAGAGGAACGTATTAATAAGCGTATCATTCAATGTACTAGGGAAGTCGATTGGTTAACTATTAAGAAAGAATTTATTGAAGCTGTGCTTGATGATAAGATTACGTTTAAAGGTAATACTAAACTCCAAGTAATTAAACAAATTCAAACCACATTAGAAAGTCATGTATCAAATGAAGATGGTGATAAGTTATTACGACTTAATATTATGAGTTTGACTAAAGAGTTGGTGACTGAACTTGAAAAACAAATCAAGCAAGCAAATAAGGAACTCAAATTCTGGAGAACAACATCTCCTAAAAAACAATTCGCATCCGACTTAGAGGAAATTTAATATGTTTAAAAATGTAAAAGATTTAATGATGAATACGTTCGACAACGGATTCCGTATCGTAAAAGAATCCGATGAGGACCACAAGCATTGGATATTAGATGAAATGGATATACAATATGGTGATATATTTGAAGTAGGACCAAATGGTTACTTTGAAAAAATTGGAAACCGATTTCAGGATTCTAATGTCTAAGTTTTGGACTATATGGAAATACGCGCTAGGAGGATTTTCCGATGATAAAACGGAACCTTATGATAATTACGTTGCAATCCTTCGTACTATTATTGTGGGTGTTAATTTTCTTACGTGCTTTTTCATAATAGCAAACGTGGTACATAACTGGTGATTAAAAGATATCTTAACAAGAACCTAAAAGTTCCTAACATACCATTAAATGACATTAACACAATGTTTCACGAATTCTTTCATAGGAAAGATTATGAATGGTATTACGCTCCACAACCTGGTGACGTATGTGTGGATGTTGGTGCTTGTGTTGGATTCTTTACTTGTCTCGCGCTCGACGGAGGCGCACGTTCCGTGTACGCGATTGAACCTAATAGGGAACATTTAAAGACTCTATTAGATAATACCTCAGATTATTTTATTGACCACGGAGAGACACCAGTGGTCCCTATCAATGTTGCTATTGGTAGTAAGGAAGAACATTACGAAAATATATTCGGACCTTCTGCAAAATTTCAACTCATGTCTTTTAAAGACTGTATGACACAGTATGACATTGAGTGGATTGATTATTTAAAGATTGATTGTGAAGGTGGAGAGTATGACATTTTTAGTTTAGAGAACGTTGAATTTTTACGAAATAACGTTCAACACATCGCGGTGGAGTTTCACCTTGACTCCTTTCCCGAAGCTCCATCGCGATGGCTTTATGTTCGTAACAATATACTAAAACATTTTGACGAAAACAAAATAAGATTTTTAGAACACGATGACCGTGAACTCGCTTTCGATGATTTAGCTTTACGTAGAAAGAATTGGGAAGAAGGTCGTTCTTTTATGATGTATATTACGAATACAATTGACTGGGACCCTACCAGTTTGTAATGTAAATCATAAACACTCTATTGTTTGCAATAGTTTCTTTCCAAGAATCAGATAATATTCCTTTCCCTACTTGTTCGTTTTGCCAATTCACTTTATTCTTTTTGGCAAACGGTAATAAGAAATTTTCTCTCCATTTTGAAAATTTATCTTCACCACCATATTGACCATCTAAATAACAGCGAACTGCGATATGACGAACATTATTAGATAAGAACTCTATGTTGTCTGCAGTTAAGATATTATATTCAGCACCAGATACATCAACCTTTAAGAAATCGATTTGTTTTAATTGTTGTTCTTCACATAGTTGAAGTAAAGAAATCAATCGAGGTTCTTCAAACTTTTCTTGTACTATTGCACTACGAAATATATTCGCGGAATCCATATCGACTTTTCCTACTGCAGCATTAATAGGAATAACCCTTTGTATAGTGTGGTCTATAATATAATCACTTACATTTTTAATTGCAACCTTAAGTAAATCACGATTAGGTTCAATCATATAAACTTTGTCCGCACCTTTATCGAGAGATGCTGCAGCAAATAAACCAATATGAGAACCAATATCAACAACGACATCTCCTGGGAGTACTTCATACCACCAGTCAAAGTCTTTTCTTATAAAGGTTTGCTCAAAAACTTGGTTGACTTGATGAAGTGACAGACCTGTCGTATCAAGTTCGAAATTAAGAGCTTTAGGGTTTAACATATTATATCCTCACACAATGAATAAATAAACTAAAAATCAATTACAATATAGGAATTCTATAAGTGCCGATTAATAACTATTTATCTACTGGAGGCTTTGCAATCAAGATTGCGAGGTTGCCTAATGTGGAGTTTTTCAGTCAGAAGGTTTTAGTACCTGGTGTGACTGCAAACCCTGTTGAAACTCAAACACCTTTGAGAAAGTTCTACAGCGTGCCTGACCATTTAAATTATGCTGACTTAGATTTAACGTTTATCATTGATGAGAATATGGAAAACTATCGTGAGATTTACGAATGGTTAAAGGGCATTGGTACACCAGATAATTTAGAGCAATATGATAAATTAAAGAACAGTGTAGATGGTGACCAGTCAGATATAACTATTATGTTATTGAACTCTCATAAGAATCCTAATATAGAATTCACATTCTCAAACGCATTCCCAATAGGTTTAACACCTATATCACTTGACCTCGCTCAACAAGACGTTGTATATGCAGAAGCAACGGTTACTATGAGATACGATGCTTTTGACATTAAGAAAATGTAAAAGGAGTTATTTTGCGAAAAATAATTGAATGGTGGAAGAAAGTTATTTACGAGGAGTACCACCTTACAGTATGGTATCAAAAAGAAGCGACCATCTCAAAAGAAGGTGTAAAAACCATCACACGAAGTAAACACGAATATAAACTCAAAAAGATTACTAAGAAATCGCCTAATCATATTGTAGGTAAAGATATTAATGGTAGAGCTTTTGAGATACGTACCGTGGAACCTTTCGATTACCAAATCAGAAAAATATACTAATCAACAGTTGACAAATGCTATTTTTTATGGTATAATAGTACCGTTAATAAAAGCATAGTTGGATTTTTAAATAATGGATACAAATCAAATTTCAGAAATATGGGCAAAGGATGCTCCCATCGACGAAACAAATTTAGTTGGTGAAAGTAAGCGCATTCCTTTATTACATAGTAAATACTATAACATGTATTACAAAGAAGTTTTACGTGTTAAAAAACTCAGAGCAGAATATAAAGAACTTGAAAGATTAAAGCGTGAGTATTACGATGGTTCAATGGACCAGGAAACACTTAATGAACAGGGTTGGAAACCTTTTCAGTTAAAAGTTTTACGTAATGACTTGGATAAATATATTCAAGCGGATAAGGATATTATTAAGTTAAGTTTAACGATTGACTTTCATTCCGCGAACGCGAACTATTTAGAAGATATTATTAAAACGATACACAGCAGAAATTTCGTTATTAAGAATATGATTGATATTCTAAAGTTCCAAGCTGGAGATTATTAATGATAAAGTGGTTTCAAAAATTAATTGAGAAACCTTTAGAAGAGAATAAGGTCGACCAAGCATTAATGCATAATCTTCCCGTGATGGAAGAAGAGTCAGACCCAGAAGATTTAACCTTAGAAAACGCGTATCGTACGAGATGGATTTGGTACCATACTATTCTAGCAATACTTATCTTCTTTACGAATTTAATACTATTTGGTATTTTTATTTTATTAGCAATTAAGTTATAAATTATGAGCGAAGTGATTAACGTCGAACACATTAATAGTGTACACATGAAAGTGACTGCCGATGGTGGTGTTCGTCAAGAAATCGCTCAACACTTTTCTTTCCGACCTGAAGGTTGGCAATTCCACCCAAAAGTTAAAATGCGAGTTTGGGATGGATACATTCATTTATATCAACCATTAAGACCTAAACTATACGTTGGTCTATTTCCACACCTCAAAAAATTCTGTGACGATAGAGGTTATACTCTTAATGCACCAGATAATATTGGGTTAGATGAACAGATTGATGATGATTACGGTATACAACTTGCAAAAGAAATCGATTGTAAGTTTACTCCACGTGATTATCAAAACGAATATATCGTTAACGCTTTACGTAAAAGACGTTCACTATCATTAAGTCCTACATCTTCTGGTAAATCATTAATCATTTACTTAATTCAACAACACTACTATCAAGCATTCGGTCATCGTACTTTGATTATCGTTCCGACAATTGGATTGGTACATCAAATGGCTGGTGACTTTAAAGATTATGGATGTGACCCAGATATTATATACACTATTCAAGGTGGTGTTGATAAGAACACAAAAGCACCTATCGTAATTTCAACGTGGCAATCTCTCACTAAACAACCTAAGGAATGGTTTGACCAATTTAGAGTAGTGATGGGAGATGAAGCACACACTTTCCAAGCGAAGTCACTTACGACAATTATGGAAAAACTTACGAACTGTGAGTATCGACATGGATTTACTGGTACACTCAAATCCTCAGAATCAAAAACTCATAGGTTAGTATTAGAAGGTTGCTTTGGTCAAGTAAAGAAAATCATTAATACAAAAGAACTCATGAACAAGGGAACAGTTGCGGACTTCAAAGTTAAAGCAATCGTTCTATCACACAACAACGATGCTCGTAAAACATTTAAGGACGCGATTAATAAGGTCAAAGATAAAGTGAAGAAGTGGCCGGCTGAAAGAGAGTTTATCGTTAATCACGAAAAGAGAAACAATTTTATTAAGAACTTAGTACATAGTCTCGAAGGTCAGAATAATCTCATATTATTTGATTTGGTTGAGAAACATGGTAAGGTCTTAGAACCCTTGCTTCGCAAGGACGGACGTCAATTACATTTCATCTATGGTGGAACATCAGGTGAGGAGCGCGAAAACATTCGACATCTTGTTGAGAATGACAAAGAAAAAAGACACGACATTCTCGCAAGTTATGGAGTCTTCTCCACTGGTGTGAATTTAAAAAGATTAGATAATGTGATTTTTGCTTCAGGGTCGAAGTCTGAAATTAAGGTACTACAATCGATTGGTAGAACGTTAAGGAAAGCTGATGATTCGAAAGAAGCGACTTTATATGATATCGCGGACGACCTTTCTGTGGGAAGTTTTGAAAATTATACTTTGAAACACTTCAGGAAGAGGATTGATATCTACGGGACGGAAGAATTCCCGTTTAAAATTTATACTGTGGAAATTTAGATACTAATATATCTTTAAGGCTGGTAGCCTAATTATACCACAGCATTTTAGAGTTGTCAACTGTTTTTTGCAAAAAAGTGAAAATAATTGCATATTTTAACAAAAAGGTTGACATTTCGGTCATTCTGTAATATAATTTACGGATATTATAACATGGAGAACATGACATGGCAAAGAAAAGAAACTATGTCAATAACAAGGACTTATTACAAGCCTTAATTGATTATAGGGACGCTGTGAAAGAAGCGGAAGATTCTGGTGAGCCAACACCTCAAGTTCCCGAGTACATAGGTAAGTGTATCTTGTTAATATCAACGAGACTCGCAACTAAACCAAACTTCTCAGGATACTCATACAAAGAAGAGATGATTTCAGATGGAATTGAAAATTGTCTGCAGTACTTGCACAACTTCAATCCAGATAAATCTCAAAACCCATTCGCTTATTTTACGCAAATCATTTGGTACGCATTCTTAAGACGTATTCAAAAAGAGAAAAAGCAAACTTACATCAAATTTAAAGCATCACAAAATATGTTAACTCAGGCGATTATCAATGATAGTTCTGACCAGAACATTCAAATGCAAGAACCACCTGAATATATTAGTGAGTTTATTGATGACTTCGAAAACAAGTTAAACAAAAATAAAAAAGGAAAATAAATGAAAGTATTAGTCTTTGGACTTCCGGGTTCAGGCAAAAGTACGTTATCAGAACCACTCGCTGAGTTGGTTGAAGGTGTCTGGTTAAATGCAGACGCAGTAAGAGAAGAATATGATGATTGGGACTTCAGTGATGAAGGTCGTATGAGACAAGCAATGAGAATGAAATATCTTTCGGATGGTGTCTCTAAAGCGGGGAAGATTGCGATTACAGATTTCGTTTGTCCGTTCCAAAAAGCACGTGACGAGTTTAAACCAGATTATACAATTTGGATGAACACAATCAAAGAGGGAAGGTTTGAAGATACAAATAAAATTTTCGAAAATCCTGAAGAAGCCGATTATATCGTTGATGCATTTAGACCTCAAGAAGAATTGAAGTTAGAACCAATCTTAGAAAGGGCATTTAGAAAATGGCAAGCTCAGTAAGTGCTAAAAGACATATTGCGAAAACACTCACGTGGAGAGTATTAGCAACCACTGATACTTTTCTTATCGCATGGTTAATTACAGGTCAATGGGATTGGGCAGCAGGGATTGCATCAATCGAAGTTGCAACCAAAATGATTCTGTATTATTGGCATGAGAGAGTTTGGTATAAACATATAAACTATGGAGTAGAAAGGAATGATTAGTCCAGAAGAAGCATTCGATTATAAGAAACCAACAGTTCAAATGTTGGGTAGATGGCAGCCTTGGCACGACGGTCATACACAATTATTCAAAAAAGCCTTGACAATCACGGGACAAGTTGTTATAATGGTACGTGACGTTTTCAATTATGATGGAGATGCGGGTGCAGGACGCACAGTAACTCAAGATGATAATCCATTTGGAATGGTACAAGTCATACATGATATTGAAAAAGGATTAGCAGAACACGGTTACTTGAATGGTCGTGAGTATTTAATATTGGAAGTACCTAACATCGTCGATATATCGTATGGACGAGGAGTTGGTTACACATTTACAGAGCATGATTTAGGAGAAGAAGTACATAATATTTCTGCGACAAAGATTAGAGCTCAAATGAGAGAAGAAGGTAAATTATGAAGTTAGTATATTTTCCAGACCCAATTTTGGCGAAGGAACTTGAGGAAGTCAATCTTGAGAATCCAGGATTTGATGCAGTTCAATTAAAGAAAGATATGGTCGAACTTATGATAAGCAAAAAGGGTTTAGGACTCAGTGCTTGTCAAGTTGGTTTAGACTATAAACTATTTGTTATGGGAGAAGATGCTGAGACCGCGATTATGGTAATCAATCCAGAAATCGTATCAGTCAGCGAAGAACAAGTCAACGAAGTTGAAGGATGTTTAAGTTTCCCAGATGTATTCATGCAAATTAAAAGACCATCATTCGTAATCGCAAAATGGTTTGACGAAAATATGCAAGAACAAACAGGTAAGATTGAAGGTTATGGAGCGAGATGTTTCCTACATGAATATGAACACCTTCAAGGAATTACCTTTAATAAAGTCGTATCTCGTGTAAAGTATGAAAGAGCACTTAAAAAGAAAAGTAAGATTGTGAAACAAAGAGGGATGTTAGCTAAGTATCTTTCTATGATGAAACAAACTGAAGACCATAGTGTAAAAGTTGAAAAGGCTGATGAAGACGTCACGTTAGATTTAAACACAGCCAAGGAGTAGTATGAAAATTGCAATCGTCACCGACATTCATATCGGTGCAAGAGGAGATAGTCGTGTTTTCCACGAAGTTCAAAGAAAGTTTTTCCAAGAAGTATTTTTTCCATACTTGGACGAACATGGTATTACTACCGTATTTGATTTGGGCGATACTTTTGATAGGCGTAAATATATTAACTATGTGAGTCTACAAAAGGGTAAGGAATTCTTATTTGACGAGTTAGCAAAAAGAAACATTGATTTCCACGCTTTAATTGGAAATCACGATACGTATTATAGTAATATGAACGATGTTAACAGCATGAACCTATTACTTAAAGAGTATCCACAATTTACATTATACCAAGATGATGCAGAACATCTTACATTAGGTTCAACTAAGTTTTGTATGCTTCCTTGGATTACAAAAGAAAATGCTGAACGTAATCTTAAATTCGTAGAAGAATCCGATGCTCATATTCTTATGGGTCACTTAGAAGTAAAAGGTTTCGAAATGATGAGAGGTGCTTTATGTACTCACGGTTTAGATATGAATGTGTTTAAACATTTTGAGTCTGCATACTCAGGTCACTTCCATCACCCATCACGTTATGGTAATGTAGAATACCTTGGTTCACCTTATGAAATGACTTGGTCTGATTATGGTGGTAGTAGAGGATTCCACGTTTTCGATACTGAAACTCGTGAGATGATTAAGATTGAGAATCCTAATCGTGTATTCTTCAAAATCGATTATGATGATGAAGAATGGACAGTCGACGATGTCGCAAACTTCGATGTAGATAGATATAAAGACACCTATGTAAAAGTCATTATTAAGAATCGTACGAACGCTTACCTGTACGATATGTTTATGAATAGGTTAAGTGAATGTGGTGCAGTTGATGTAAAAGCAATTGACGATAACTTAAACCTCGAAACAATTGGTGATGATGAAATACTTGATGAAACAAAAGACACTGCCGAACTCCTTTCGGATTATATCGAATCTATCGATACTCAAGTTGACAAGGGTAAAGTAAAACGTGTAATAGATGATTTATATCATGAGGCGATGAATTTATAATGAGAATAAACTTTAAGAAAGTAAAATACAAAAACATATTATCAACAGGAAATACATTTACTGAAATCGATTTAGGTGATAAGCCTACCACATTGATTAGTGGTTCAAACGGTTCTGGTAAAAGTACATTACTCGACGCAATCACGTTTGGTCTATATGGTAAACCTTTTCGTAAAGTAAACAAAGCTCAGCTCATTAACTCTATCAATCAGAAAGGTATGTTGGTTGAGATTTACTTTACTGCAGGTGGAAATAACTTTATGGTTAAGCGTGGTATGAAACCTAACATCTTTGAGATTTATAAAGATGGTGTGATGATTAACCAGGATGCGGCCAAGAGAGATTACCAAGAACACTTGGAGAGTAATATCCTAGGGATTAATTATAAATCCTTTAATCAGATTGTCGTGCTTGGAAGTGCAACGTATGTTCCCTTTATGGAATTACCCGCTCAACAACGTAGAGAAATCATCGAAGATTTACTTGACATTCAAGTCTTTAGTACAATGGGCCTATTAGCAAAAGACCAAATGAATTCAAATAAAAACGATATCAATGAGAACCAATACAAATCAGAAGTTGCTGAAAGTAATATAGCACTCGTAAAAGAAAATAACGATGCTATTCGTAAGATTAAAGAAGTAGAAGTCGATAAGATTAAAGAGAAGATGGTTGTACATATTGATGCTGTCGAAGAAAAGAATAAAATCATCGATGCTCAAGATGAAATTATCAAAACTCTTTATGATGATATATCAGACAAACCCGACGAGAAACAAAAATTCCAAGATGCTACTGACAAGAGAACAGAACTTGAACGTGATAGGTTAGCATTAGAAAAAGAATTATCTTTCTACGAACATAATGATGATTGCCCTACATGTAAACAGGGTATTGCTCACGATTTTAAAGAAGAAATTACCACGAATCGAAATACACAAAAAGTTGAGATTGAAAAAGGTTTAGTTGATATTGCTGACGTTATTAAAACACATCAAGACAGACTGAACTCAATCTCAAAAATAGAAGAACAAATCCAACAAGTAAACTTTAAAATCTCAGAATATAGAGCTGAGATTAAGATGTCTAAGAACGCTCTAAAGTCTATGAAGACTGAATTAGAAAATGCTGAACGTGAAGTTGAAGAGGTCGACATTACATCTCTACAAAAACATGAATCAAAACTTGAAAAGCTCGTAGAACAACGTAAAGAATTATTAGACCATCATGAAGTATTAGGAATTGTAAGAACAATTCTACAAGACGGTGGAATCAAAGCGAGAATCATCAGTCAATATATTCCTGTTATGAATAAACTTATCAATAAGTATTTAGCAGCATTTGACTTATTCGTTGATTTCCAACTAGACGAAAACTTTAATGAAGTGATACGCTCAAGATTCAGAGATAAATTTACCTATGCATCTTTTAGTGAAGGTGAAAAATTACGTATCACTCTATCAATTATGTTAGCATGGAGAAGTGTTGCTAAACTACGTAACTCAGTATCCACTAACTTATTAATACTCGATGAAACATTAGATGGTGCACTCGATGGTGTAGGTATCGAAAGTTTGATTGAGACACTACACAGTCTAAACAGTGACGATAACATATTTGTTATCTCTCATCGTGGAGACCAGTTTGCAGATAAATTTGACACATCTCTCAAGTTCGATAAGATTAAAAACTTTAGTGAACTTGCTGCATAAAGTAGTTGACATTTCACGGTACCTGTGTTATAATGGTACCTCTAACAAAAGTAGATTATGACAATGACTTCATTTTACACTTCCGTAGAACGCTACGGTAAGAATATTTTATGGCGAGGATATGAGAACGGTAAACGTTTCTCGTATCGTGTTCCATTTAAACCCACACTATATCTTCATACACCAAAGAAAGGTGGTGACTTCAAGTCGTTGATTGGTGGTAAAAGTCTACATCCTCAAAAGTTTGGTGAAATGCGTGAAGCTAAAAACTTTATTGAAGAGTATAAAGGTGTCGCTGGTTTCGAAGTATTTGGTTCAACAAACTTCGTTACACAATTCATTCAAGAACATTACCCAGAAGAAGTAAGATTTAATATTGCTGATGTGAACATCGTATCTTTCGATATTGAGGTTGACATTCGTGATGGATTCGCAGATATTGAACAAGCAAATAATGAAATTACTTCTATCGCATATAAATCATCAAAGTCTAAAAAGTACTTCCTACTTGGTCGTAAAGATTATGATAAAACAAAAACGATAACTGGTATTGACCCAGATAATATCGTATTCGCAAAATTCGATACTGAAGCTCAATTGCTCCAAGGATTTATTAAACTATGGACTGCTGACTATCCAGATATTGTAACCGGTTGGAACGTAGAATACTTTGATATACAATACATCGTAACACGTATTATAAGACTACTTGGTGAAGAATCCGCAAAGAAACTTTCTCCTTGGAAATCGATTGACCAAAAACGTAGAGAGGTATTCGGTAAAGTTCAAGCAACATACAAAATTTCTGGTATGTCTGTTATTGACTATATGGATGCGTTTAAAAAGTTTGGTTATAAGTATGGTCCACAAGAATCATATAAACTTGACCACATCGCTCATGTTATTCTTGGTGAAAAGAAACTTGATTATTCTGAATACGGTTCATTGACTGCTTTATATGACGAAAACCCACAACTCTATCTCGACTATAACTTAAAAGATACACACCTCATTCAAAGAATGGAAGAAGAAACATCTCTTCTCGCGTTGGTAATGACTGTTGCTTATGGTGGTGGTGTAAACTATAATGATGCATTTGGTACTGTGGGTATTTGGGAATCTACAATTTATCGTAGACTCATTGCTGACAAAGTTGTTCCTCCAGTTAAAGATTCGCCTGGTCAACGTATGGGTGAACTCGTTGGTGGTTACGTAAAAGACCCAAAACCAGGAATGTATCCTTGGGTTGTATCATTTGACTTAAACTCTCTGTATCCTCATTTAATGTTGCAATACAATATGTCACCTGAAACATATCTTCCTAATGAACGTGAAGTTGTAACACAAGACATGGTACTCAATAGTGAGTTTAAAAATACGAATACAAATATGTCGGTTGCTGCAAATGGTGTTTGTTTTAGAAACGATGAAGTTGGTATTATTCCAAGTATCATTGACGAATACTATAATAATCGTTCTGTGATTAAGAAACAAATGATTGCAGTTGAACAACAATTCGAAGTTGAAACTGACCCTGTTGAAAAGAAAAGACTGAAACGAGAAATGAATCAACTTCATAATTCTCAAATGTCAATCAAAATTGCTATGAACTCTCTTTATGGTGCGACAGCAAATATCTACTTCTTATACTATATTAACGAAATGGCTGAAGCAATCACTACATCTGGTCAGTTAAGTATTCGATATGCTCAAAAATCTGTAAATGATTATCTCAACAAGATACTCAACACGAAAGATAAAGATTATATCGTATACATTGATACTGATTCAATTTACGTAAACTTTGGTCCATTCATCAAAGAAGTATTCGGTACAGTAGACATTGACCGTAAGCAAGGTGAAGAATTCTTAGATAAAGTATGTTCTACTAAAATCGAACAAATCATCGAACAAGGATATGAAAAACTTGCAAATGACATGGGTGCATATCGAAACGCGATGGTTATGAAACGTGAAAAGATTACTGACCGTTCAATCTTTATCGCAAAGAAAAGATATATCCTTAATGCTTTGAATAGTGAAGGTGTTCACTATGAAGAACCAAAAGTTTCTGTTACTGGTTTAGAATCAGTTCGCTCATCGACACCTGAAATATGTCGTGAAAAGATGAAACAAATCTTTAAGGTTATCTTGTCTGGTGATGAAACAGAAACACAACAATTTATTGCGAAGTTCCGTGATGAATTTCGTAGCTTACCTCCCGAAGATATTGCTAAAACTTCGGGCACAGACAATATCAATAAATACATGAGTAAGGAAACTCTATATAGAAAAGGATGTCCAATGCATGTTCGTGGTTGTATTCTCTACAATCACTTCCTTACACAGAAAAAACTCGATAAGAAATACGAAAAGGTTCAATCAGGTGACAAGATAAAATTCATTTATCTTAAAGTGCCTAATCCTATTCGTGAAAATATGATATCGTTCCCCGGTGTACTTCCTAAAGAATTAGGACTCGACAAGTATATTGATTATGATACTCAATTCGATAAAGTGTTCTTAGGACCAGTCGAAAACATTATTGAACCTCTGGGTTGGAAATCCGAAAAAGTAAATACAATTGAGGACTTTTTTACATGAAAATATGTGTAGTCACAAACTTTAGAACTGGAAGTACCAGTTTTACGTTATTAAAAGCAGACGAATATAATGCACCTTATAAAGGTGAAATGTTTACGTTCTATCCAAGACCTTATGGACTAGGTGCAGCAAAAGCACAATGGCAAATCGTAAATTACTTTGAAGATTGTACAGACGAAGAAAAGACACGCTTACAATCAACAGAATTATTTGTTAATCAACTTGAGCAAGGACACTCATGTTGTTTTAAACTTATGCCTGGTCAATTAGTCGATGAAGAACTCAGAGATAGAATGTTTAAATCAATGGATAAGATTTATTATCTTTATCGTGAAGATTTTGCAGCTCAAGCTAAGAGTTGGATTGCGGTAAGACAACAAGACCATTTGGATTTTGCGAGAACAGGATTCGTAAGAGATGAATGGTTAGAAAGACAATATTTAGAAAAAGCAGCAGAAAGACAAAAGGTACTTCACCTAGGAACACTAGGTAAAGGTGAAACTGTTCGACATCATATCGATTTTGGTCAAAGACCAGCAGCAGGACCAAATGAAACTGAAAAGCGCTTAATTAATCAATTAATAGAAGGATACGAATGGATGGGTGAAATGTATAAAAAGTATCCTGGTGAACTTGTAAGAATGGAAGATTATTTTACTGACGAAAAGTATAATCCTTATAATAGGGAAATCACTTGGGCAGTAGAACCAGAAATTCCAGATTTTATCCCAAGTAAATGTTTTGAATAAAACAGTTGACAAATGCGCTATTATGTGTTATAATAGCCAAAATTTAAGGAGAACACTATGAGTGATATCAATATCGTAAGATTATCAACAGGTGAAGAAGTAGTAGCTAAAGTTTCATATGATAAAGGATTCTATACTTTAACA